AGGTTACATTCAATCTTTCTAGTGATACACTAAGTGAAATACAGAAAGCTGCCGCAGTTATCGGTGCACCTGATATGGCACTGACTAACGGTAGTCTGATGGTCACTGATAAAAAGAATGACACTGCAAATGCGTATGATACTGAACTTGGTGTGAATGAGACAGACGCAGAATATAAGTTCTGGTTCAAAGTGGAGAACCTAAAACTTATGTCTGGCTCTTATGATGTGGAAGTATCATCCAAAAGTATTAGTCACTTCACAAACTCGGCAGTGGGTGTAGAGTATTGGATCGCTCTAGAACCTGAGTCAACTTATAGTGCGTGATACCTTTCTTTGGGTTGAACAGTATCGCCCGAAGACTGTTGATGAATGCATTCTACCTAAGACACTCAAAACACAACTACAGTCTTATGTAGATAAACAGGATATCTCCAATCTGATTTTATCAGGTGGTCCAGGCGTGGGTAAGACAACTGCTGCCCGCGCAATGCTTGAACAGATTGGTGCTACCTATATGTTCATCAACGGTTCTGAGGAATCTGGTATTGACGTTCTGCGAACCAAGATTAAGAACTTTGCGTCTACTGTCTCTCTTGATGGTGGACGTAAGTATCTCATTCTGGACGAAGCAGACTATCTAAATCCACAGTCAACTCAACCAGCTCTTCGCGGGTTTATCGAGGAGTTTCATCAGAACTGTGGGTTCATTCTTACTTGTAACTACAAGAACAAATTGATTGCACCTCTGCACTCACGATGTGGTGTGGTGGACTTTACTATTCCCAAGAGTGAGAAGGCGGGTCTTGCTGGTCAGTTCTTTAAACGTGCAATCTCTATTCTGAAAGAGAATGAGATTAAATATAATGAGAAGGTGGTTGCAGAGTTAATCAATAAATACTTTCCTGACTGGCGTAGAATTCTAAATGAACTGCAAAGGTATTCTGTATCTGGTCAGATTGATGCTGGTATCCTTGTCAATCTTGGTGAGAAGAGTGTCAAAGAACTCATGGGGATGATGAAGAACAAGGAGTTCACGAATGTTCGTAAATGGGTTGTCGAGAATATTGATAATGATCCTGACACTTTGTTTAGGGCTGTGTATGATAACCTTTATGAGTATCTGGACTCTTCTACTATTCCTCATGTGGTTGTCATTCTGGGTGAATACCAATACAAGAATGCTTTTGTCGCAGATGCAGAAATAAATATGGTCGCATGTTTGACCGAGATTATGGCAAGGGGAAAGTTCAAATGATTTGTGAAATATTTGATGACCTACTAGAACCACATGTTGCAGAACTGATTGACATGGAGATAAAGAAAACACACTGGACTTATAATTACCATTCTAATAGAACTGTTAGTGTGCCACAACCACACTGGCATGTCTTCTGTGGTGAAAGTGAGGAAGAGGTTCGGGAGAGACAGTATGATTATCTTCTTCCTATCTGGGATGCTGCTGCATACAAACTCAAACTGAAAGATCGGTTTGATATTGTTGGGTGGAAACGTCTATACATGAACGCACACACGTTTGGTGTAGAACCGCACATGCATACTGATGACGGCGACTTCACTATGATGTATTATCCTCGCATGGATTGGCAACCAGAGTGGCTTGGTGGCACTGCGATTTGGGATGACGAGGGAAAGAACATTTTAGAGTACTCTAACTATGTTGGTAATCGTCTTTTGATTTTTCCTGCGTTTAATAACCATCAGGCAATGCCAGTGTCTAAGTATTGTTTTGGACTACGCAACGTTGTGGTGTTCAAACTTTTTGTGGATGGTGGTAATGTCGATAGACTTGATTTCTACAAAGATTGACTTTCTGGAGTCGATTGGATGCGGTGAGACAATGCATAGTGGACGAACTCTGCTAGAACATTTGATTGGTGTATACAAAGTTCTAGACGAGGGTTTTGCTCCACTGCATGTTTGTGATGCTGGTTTGTTTCACTCAGTCTATGGAACCGCATACTTCAAACCTAAAACAATATCCTTAGACAAAAGAGATATTGTGAAAGACATTATTGGTAAGGATGCAGAGAACTTGGCGTTTATGTTTTGCGTCATACCACAACCACGTTATGAAAACATTTTGAGTCTCACAGATGAAAAGTTACGAGACGAACTTCTTATGATAGAAGATGCAAACAGAGAAGAACAATTTTATGCCAGAGCTGAAGGAATATCTTAATGCAATCAATCACACAAAGGAAAAACTTCTAGACAGTGAAGATGAAGAATGGGAGAAGAAATATCCACCTTTCATCGTAAACAAGTGTGTCTATCCGTTTCAAGATACCATCATGTTGGTGAACGAGATTAATCAACTACCACATCTTGATAAGAAACTACAATTTGACTTTCTACTAAATAGTATACGGTCAAGGAAACGATTTACTCCTTGGTTGAAGGCGAGTAGAATTGAAGACTTGGAGTATGTTAAAGAGTACTATGGTTACAGTAATGACAAAGCAAAAAGAGCTCTTGATATTCTAACGGATGAACAAATCGCCACCATAAAGCAAAAGTTGAGAAAAGGTGGAATGAAAAATGAGTGATGAGATAAATTGGACACAGGAGCAGATGCTTGAGGTAACACTCAACGAACCAGATGACTTTCTAAAGGTTCGTGAGACACTTTCCCGTATAGGTGTTGCATCCCGTAAAGAAAGAACACTATATCAGTCATGTCACATACTACACAAACAAGGACGCTATTTCATCACGCATTTTAAGGAGTTATTTTGTCTGGACGGAAAACAAACAAATCTAAATGAGAATGATTTGCAACGAAGAAATACTATTGCTAGTCTACTCAAAGATTGGGGTCTTGTAAATATTGTCGGTGAACTTGGTGAGACTGCACCACTAAGTCAAATTAAAGTATTATCCTACAAAGAAAAGGGTGATTGGACTTTAGAAACTAAGTATTCAATTGGAAAGAAAAAGGATACTTGACTTATAATACAAACTGATATATAATTACATCATGATTCTAAACAGAGAAGATGCACTGTACGCTGCAAATGTATTTGTAGAATACTTCCAAAACTTTAATCGCATTGATGATTATCTCCGCCGTGTAAAACTCGAGCGTATGTCAAACTATCCTACCTCTTTGCCTGGCATGGGCCCACAGGATGACATGTTTGATGACTTTTCTATACACCCGAAAGCCATGGAGTTTGTGTGTAGGGAAGTATCTACAGAGATTTTTGTCAACTATCTTGAGATCACAACCTCTCACGCTGTAGAGGTATCGGTGCCAGGCAAGTCAATCAAGTGGGTTGTGTATGAAAAGAACACTGGCAAGATTGCTGGGTTTATTCGACTTGGTTCGCCTACTATCAACTCAAAACCTAGAAACGAGTTTCTTGGTAAACCTCTCGACACTCTTAATCCAGAGGTGATGAAACGATTTAATGATTCTGCAATCATGGGTTTCATTATCGTCCCAACACAACCATTTGGATATAATTATCTTGGTGGTAAACTACTGGCTGCCATTTGTTGCTCACATCTAACAAAGGATACGCTTGACAAAAAGTATGGTGGACCATTCTGCGTGTTTGAGACGACCTCGTTATATGGATCGACCAAGAGCAGTTCGCAGTATGACGGTATGAAACCATTCTTACGTTACAAGGGTAACACTGTTTCAGACTTTGCGCCATTGATTAATGATGATAACTACCATCAACTTAACGATTGGTTTAAAGAACGCAATGGAGAGCCTTTAGTTGATCCTTCTGCCTCCAGCCGTAAGTTGAAGACACAGACTAAGATGATTTCTATCATCAAGTCTTCTCTCAAGGATACAGAACCTACGGAGTATCAGAAGTTTTGTCAGACCTTTATTGATGCGAAGGGACTTACTGAAAAGAAACGTGCATATATGTCAGATTATGGATACGACAATGTAAAAGAATATCTTAATCTAGAAACAGATGAACTAAGAAAGAAAGATAACTTTGATCGTTATTCTTTCGATGGAGTTGTGGAATGGTGGAAAAACAAAGCATCTAAGAGATATGAATCTCTCAAGGCTGATGGTCGATTGAGGACTGAGCTCGAGACATGGAACTGTGCAGATGACATCGATATCATACGTTAATCATAAAAAATATATTAAACTTGCACCTAAACAATATAAAGTTTGGGCTGAATGGATATTGGAGTATGAACAATACAAATATCCAGATGACATTGAATTGGTTTCTGGTTTAATTAGAGACAACCTCACAACAGATTTTTGTCCACCAAAGTACAGAGAGAAAAACCTTGGTAATCCTTTGTTCGGACACTGTTACCATTCAACACAAGCAATGTACTATTTCTTTCAAGATGCAAACTTAAAAATTATGAGTGCTCCATGCGAAGTAGCTGATCACCACTGGTGGTTACAAGATGGAGATACAATTATCGACGTTACTGGCGACCAGTATGAGTTGTTGTCAGTTAATGCACCATATGAAAAAGGAAAGGAGAGCAAATGGTATGGATGGAAGAATAGGCCGCATCGTAAGACACAAAATCTTATGAAACTTATTCAACCATCTGCAAATTTATATTTTGAAAGACACAGAGAAAAACCAAAAAAAGAATATTAGTTACTTGACAACATCAAGTGGTTATGTTACTATACA